TCAGGCTGGCAAGGACGCGGCGTCGGCCAACAAGCCGGGTTTTGGCATTCGATTCCAGAAGATTCGACCCCCGGGGGCAGGGTGATCGCACCAGCCACGAAGAACCGCATTCTGGATGAGTTCGGCACGCCTCTGGCGAGCAAAAAGCCGGTGCCTGTCGTGCAGTCTGTCGCACGCCCAAAGAAGCCGGTCGAGGCCACGTATGACGCTGCCCGTGACACCACGGACATGCAGAACTACTGGGCCAATGCCGACGCCTACGATGCGGACTCGGCCAACTCCAAGGCCGTTCGCACAAAGCTGGTCCAGCGGGCACGCTACGAGGTTGCCAACAACGGGTACGCGGACGGGATCGTTCAGACTCACGCCAACTACGTGATGGGGACCGGTCCTGTTCTGCGGATGCGGACCCGGAACAAAAATCTCAACGCGATGGTTGAGGCGGCGTGGCAGCAGTGGTCAAAGGCGGTGCAGCTGCGGCGAAAGCTGTGGTGCATGACCCATGCCAAGGTGCAGGACGGGGAGGCGTTCGGTCTGCTGCGGAACAACCCGCGACTGAAGGCCCCCGTGGATCTCGACATCATCCTGATCGAGACCGAGCAGGTCACCAGCCCGAGGATCATCCCCTACACGGCGGGATACATCGACGGCATCCGCTACGACCAGTTCGGCAACCCGATCAGCTATGACGTGCTGAAGCACCACCCCGGTGGTCAATTCGCGTGGTCGGGCACCGAGTTCGAGGAGATCCCGGCGAAGTGGATGCTGCACTGGTTCATGATGCGGCGACCGGGTCAGCATCGCGGCGTTCCTGAGTTCCGGTCGACTCTCAATGTTGGTGCGAGTTCGCGGCGATGGCGGGAGGCAACTCTGGCGGCGGCCGAGACTGCAGCGGACTACGCGGCGATCATCCACACGAATCTCACGCCGGATGGTGCTGACGAAGTCCGTCCGATGGACACGCTCGACTTCGACAAGCGGATGATGACGGCCCTCCCGATGGGGTGGGAAGTCTCGCAGATGAAATCGGAGCATCCGGGGGCGACCTACGAGGCATTTCACGCGGCCCAGGTCAACGAGATGGCTCGACCGAAGTCGATCCCGCAAAATCTCGCGATGTGCAACTCTTCGGGGTACAACTTCGCCTCAGGGAAGCTCGACCACGGCACGTACTTTCTGACCATCGATCTGGAGCGGTCGGACTGCGAGGACACCGTTCTCGATCCGCTGTTCGAGCGGTGGTTTGAGCGGGCAATCCTCGTCTACGGTTGGGGTTTCGATGCCACACTGGCTGCACGGCACTCTTGGGACTGGCCTCATCATCCTATTGGCGATCCTGAGAGCGAAGCCAATGCCACCGACAAGCGTCTGAAGAACGGTTCGACCACACTCTCGCAGGTCTACGCCGAGCAGGGGCTGGACTTCGAGGACCACGTCGAGGAGATGGCCAACGACTACGGCGTCTCGGTCGATGAGATGCGGCAGACACTGCGAATGAACCAGTTCGCCATCGTCACGCAGAACATGGCCAACATGCAGCGGCAAGAACAGCAGGCGGCCCCGACGGAAGACGTGACGGCGGCAGCGGTTGATCTTCGCCCCACGGCTGGCATGGCGGCGGCGGCGAAGGCGGGCCTGAAGCTGCATGCGGCGGGGCGGTCTGGCAGTGGGCTGAAGCCCGAGACTGTCGCGAGAGCACGCAAGATTGCAGCAAGGACATCGCTGACCGAGGCCCACGTACGCGAGATGGCGGCGTGGTTTGCTCGGCACGATAAGGCGAGTCGGTCACCCGGCTGGAATGCCAAGGGCAAGGAGAAGCCCGGCTGGGTGGCGTGGCAGTTGTGGGGCGGGGACGCGGGTAAGACGTGGTCGCAGGCCAAGGTTCGACAGATGGATGGTGGTGAATGAAGACTCTGCAGAACATCGTGATTCACGCCGAGCAGTCGACAGTCGAGGCGAGTGTCGGCGAGGGCAAGCGTCCCAAGTTCGACGTGATTGCCTACAACGGCGGCCCGCTGACTGTCGGTGGCTATGACCTGCCAATCGTGTTGGATCTGGCCGGTCTTGAGCAGGGCAAGTCAGTCATCGCCAACCTGCACCACAAGAAGGACCATCTGGTCGGACATGTGGGCACCGTCGAGAACAACGGCAAGACGCTGCGATTGAGCGGCGAGGTGAGTGCCGTCTCGCAGTCGGCGACCGAGTTCGTCGACTCCGCCAAAAATGGTTTCCCGTGGCAGGCCAGCATCGAGGCCAAGCCGCTGCGGGTCGAGGAAATTCCAGAGGGTCGCACGGTCATGGTGAATGGCCAATCCATTCAGGGACCGGTCTACGTGGCCCGCAAGAGTCGTCTGTATGGGGTGGCGTTTCTCCCGCATGGAGCGGACGAGAACACCACGGTTCAGTTGGCTGCCTCGGCAGTCGAATTTTCGCACGTGAAAGGTGCAAACATGCCGTTCGACAAATGGGTCGAGGCGATGGGATTCGATGCCGAGTCCCTGACCGATGTGCAGCGAGAGAGGCTGCAGGCGAAGTTTCAGGCGGAGATCACTGCCTCGGCGAGCGAGGAGAAGGTCGTCGAGGCGACTGACTTCGACGTGGGGGACATCAAGGCTGCCGCCGCCGAGCATCTCAATGATCTCGAAGCGTCGTTCGCCGAGTACGAGGGGGAGGTTCCCGCTTCGAAGTTCGCGGAGATCAAGGCGACTGCCCTCAAGCAGCATCGCGAGATGAAGGCCAAGGCCATCCGCGAGAAGTGGAATCCGGCCAAGTTCGAGGTTGAGTCAGTTCGTGCCGTGTCCGGCGTCAAGCTCGATCTTGTGCGGGCCGGCGCTTCCCACGAGGGGCCTGCGATTCACGTCAGCAAGCGGGATGAGATGAGCCCGACGGTCATCGAGGCGGCGTTGGCGTTGACGATGGGAATGCCCAACGTCGAGAAGCAGTACAAGGCCGAGGTCTTGGAGGCTGCCGACAAGAACTACAAGAACATCGGCATTCAGCAGATTCTGCTGATGGCGGCGTCGGCCAACGGCATGCCGGTCAATGCTGGCCAACGGGTTCACAACGGCAACCTGCGGCAGGTGCTGAAGCTGGCGATGCCGGACGTGCATGCCAACTCGTTCTCGACGCTGGGCGTGTCGGTGTCGAACATCCTGAGCAACGTGGCAACCAAGGAATTGGTCGCTGGCTACGAGGAGCAAGACAACACGTGGCGTGAGATCAGCACGGTCAAGACAGTGCGTGACTTCAAAAAGGTCACCACGTACCGCCTGCTCGACAGCATGGAGTACGAGCCGCTGGGGGCTGGTGGCGAGATCAAGCACGGGACCGTGTCGCAGGAGAGCTACGAGCGGCAGGCCAAGACCTACGCGAAGATGTTCGCACTGACCCGCGAGGACATCATCAACGATGACCTCGGGGCCTTCGACGATCTTCGCACTCGGCTGGGTGCTGGCGCTGCCATGAAGATGAGAGACATCTTCTGGTCGACGTTCCTCGACAACTCGACGTTCTTCACGTCGGGGCGTGGCAACTACATCAGCGGTGCGACCACCAATCTGGGGCTCGACGGTGTCGGTCTCGGATTGGGGATCAAGGCGTTCCGCACGATGAAGTCGGCCGAGGCGGACGGTGCCAAACGAATCGGTGGCGAACCGGTCATTCTGCTGGTTCCTCCCGAGCTGGAAGCAATTGCTCAGCAGCTCTACACGTCGAGCAACCTGACTGGTGGTTCGAGCCCGACGCCGAACGCCAACATCTACGTCAACAAGTACCGCCCCGTGATTGTGCCGCAACTGTCGGAGTCGGGATTCACCGGCAACTCGGCGACGGCGTGGTACTTGTTCCGGGCCACCTCGGTCTACGCGGCGATGGTGGTGTCATTCCTCAATGGTCAGCAGTCTCCCGTCGTGGAATCGGCGGATGCGGACTTCAACACCCTCGGCATCCAGTTCCGTGGCTACCACGACTTCGGCGTGGACAAGGCGGAATACGTTGCCGGTGTGAAGTCGAAGGGCGCTGCCTAAGTTCCTGATTCCAACCTGATCCACAAGGAGATTCTACGATGGGTGCTACGTACAGGCAGGAAGGGTGTGCGATTGACTACACCCCGACCACTGCCAAGACGGCTGGGGATGTGGTGGTCCAGAACGGACTGCTCGGGGTGGTCAAGACCGACATCGCTGCGAATGCGTTGGGCAGTCTGACCATCGATGGCGTGTTCCGATTCACAAAGGCCACCTCGGCTGGCAATGCGATGACGGTTGGCCAGATCGTCTACTACGACGTGGCGAACGACCGGGTGTCGACCGCTGCGTCGGTTGGCGTTCCGGCTGGCAAAGTGGTGGTGGCGGCTGCTCTCGCGGACACGACCGTTGATGTTGCCATCAACGAGACTGACGGGAGCACTCAAATGGCCGGTGTGGCGGTGGCTGCATCGACGGCTCTGACGGCCA